TGGAGTTCGTAAACAATCCTTCTCCGTTAAGAGAGAATCTAGGCGAACGCTTTGGGCTTAATGAAGGTGGGAGAATCAATATGAAACCTGGCGGTCTTGTTGAACCAGGTATGAGGCAGGGGTTTCAAAATCCAGGTTTGGTTACACAAATACCCAAGATACCTGGATATATAAAAACTGGTAAAAAGGTATGGAACATAGGAAAAAGAATTTTTAACCAGTTAAAAGGTAGTGATCGCTCAAAAATAAGAAGTAATATCTATCAGGCTGTTAAAGAAGATGTAGGTCATGGCATTAGTATTTCTAGTATAGATAAGACTGGAAATATTCTGTATCGTTTACAACTGACAGACGAAGTCCCTAAATACAGCGACGATGTAAGTAAATTAATGTTGGAAAGAGATACTCTTGTGGCAAATAAGTTGAAACCTTTTAGGGACAAGGGATTTATTTCATCTGGGGACATGGTTAAATTATTTGAAGCCCGTGGAATTTCTACCTCTAATATAACAGGGGAGCGGGGAATACATCAGCAACTTTCTAGAATAGCGGATGCTTATAAAATTGAAAAAGTAAAAGTAGAGGTACCAACTACTGGCGCAGGTTTCTGGTATAAAACTCCATCTAAAGAAAAATTAACTGAAATATGGCAAAATCGACTGACTCCTCAGGATAGAATTCCTATTGCTAAAAAACTAATTAAAGATTTTAAGATTGATTCTTTTAAAAAATTGAACAAAGTAATGAAAAATAAAGGATACAGCTTGTTTAAAGAGGAATTTATGAGGAAGCATTTTCCAGAAATTAAAGGTCTTTCTTTTGTTGATCCTAAATTTGTTCCACTTCAGAAAAAATTTAACGCTAGAACAGTTCTTAATTCCATTCGATATGATTTAAGAAAAACTATGGGCAGTATTCCAGCCGAAGAATTTTTAATTTCCGCTAAGAAATCTGCAGGTTTTGGAAAATTAGTCCATTTAATGCATACAACCACTAAACAAAAAAAAACAGGGAAACTTTTAAACGTGAAAGATTTGAATTTTGGTTCAAGCTTAGAAAACGAGGCATACGGCAATGGATTAGATAATATAAGAAGTGGTTTAACTACCGTATTAAAGCATATAGCTAATTTACATAAAGGAAAGAATCCAAACACTATCGTTGATGTTAATTTGACATTACAAAGAGAGTATAATTTTCCTAAAACCATGAAACTTAAAGATCTTATTAATAGAGTTAATACTGGTCTAACGGATCTGGCCTTAAAGACTAATGGAAAAGTTAGAGGTGAGCTTTTAGAATTCACAGGAAACAAAATGAAATTTGTTGATAATCCTATAATTGATTATGAGAGTGTTTTAGGTAGTGGCCTGGTCGAAGGAAAGTTTAAAGAGCTTGAACCATTGCTTAAAAAATTCAAAGTACACTGGAAAACGTCAGAAGCAGGTAAGAAAGGTGATCTTGTTTTTGATAAAAATGGAATGCCAGTTCTTAAAAAGAATGAAAAATTAACACAAAAGGAAGCTGAAACTGTTGTTATTATTATAGAAAATATGAAGCTTCAACTTCCTAAGGCTGCTAAGTCAAAACCTTTCAAAGGAGAATTAAAATTTGCTGAAGGTGGGCGTATTGGATTACAAGATGGAACAACATGGCCAACAAAATGGGAAATAGCGGGTGGAGCAGCAGGAATAGGAGCAGGAACAGCTATTACTAAATATCCAGAAAAAATTTGGGAAGGTGTAAAAAAAGTCGGCAAATATGGTATCGTAAAACCGACAGCTGCTCTCGCGCTGCCAGTTGTTAAAGGAGGGGAAAGTCTTTGGGAAACAATTGAAGCAGTTAAAGAAAAAAGATTACCTGATTACGATTTAGATAACCCTATGACTTACATGAGTGCTGCGTTTTGGAATTGGGGTATGAAAGAACTTGGTTTGGATAAAACAGTTAAACATTTTGGTAAGTCATTAAAGACTTTATCTAAAGGAGATCAGTTACGAGTGTTCAGAAATTTGGTAGGGAGAAGTTTGTTGAGTCCAAAAACTGTACAGTTTATTTCTTCAAAACTAGCATGGCCTATTTTTGGCTTAACGTCGGGTTATAAGTTACATCAATGGGCTAAAGAGAATTTGGATTGGGATCCTTTAACTGAAGAACAACAGNAGGACATACAAACGAGAAAAAAGACTGTACCTAAAATGTTAGATATAAATGAACAAGCTTATAAAATGGCAAAGGAGCAAGGTATTTCTTATGAAGAAGCATTTAAAAAAATCAAACAAGAACTTTCAGATAAAGGAACACCTTTATCAAATGAACTTAAAGGCGTCAATTTATATGAACAATTAACAAAATGAAAAACCCCACCCTTACTCAAAACATGAAAAATGTAAAATGGAGCCAGATTCCACCTGTCAAATGCCCTGATCCTAGACGCTTGATTAAAGCTTCAAAACAGAGTAAACCATTTAAATTGGAGAAAATACATGGCAACAGTCGATAAGGCTTTACCGAATGTAAAGCAAACAATAAGATTACCTTCTCAACAGGAACAGATGGAGACGGAAACCCAGGCGCAGGAATCGATTCCTAAACCAGGAGACGTTGAAGTCAATCAAATGGAGGACGGCGGCGCTGAGATCACTTTTGAACCCGGTGCAGTCAACCAGCCTGGAGGGCAGGATCATTATGCGAATCTAGCGGATATTCTTCCGGATGCCGTTTTGTCTTCGCTCGGATCGGAAATGTGGTCCAACTACGATGACTACCGCCAGTCAAGAAGACAGTGGGAAGATACCTACACCAAAGGGCTTGATCTTTTGGGATTCCAATACAAAAGCCGGACAGAACCTTTTCAGGGGGCATCGGGTGCAACGCATCCTGTTCTAGCTGAAGCGGTTACACAGTTTCAGGCGGGAGCATACAAAGAACTCCTTCCTGCAGGTGGACCTGTTCGAACACAGATTTTAGGAAAGATAACAAGAGAGAAACAGGATCAGGCGACTCGCGTCAAGGATTTCATGAACTACCAGATTACGAATGTCATGAAAGAGTACGACTCCGAGTTTGACCAGATGCTGTTCTACCTGCCGCTTGCAGGTTCGACTTTCAAGAAAGTTTATTATGACGATTTACTGGGACGGGCAGTATCGAAGTTCGTTCCAGCAGATGACTTAGTGGTTCCGTATTCTGCCACCTCATTGGAAGATGCGGATGCCATTTGTCATGTGCTTAAGATGTCGGAAAATGATTTAAGGAAACAACAGGTTGGAGGATTCTATCGAGATATTGATCTGACCGTTCCTTATAATGTAGAGACCGAGGTCAAAAAGAAAGAAAGGGAACTGGAAGGAACCCGTAAAGGACAGAACGAAAAAATTTTTACACTTATAGAATGCCACGTCAATTTGGATCTGGAAGGATTTGAAGACCGTGGCCAAAATGGCGAACCCACAGGAATCAAAGTCCCGTATATAGTCACCATTGAAGATAGCACGAGAAACGTTTTATCGATTAAACGAAACTATGCCCTTGACGATCAGTTAAAAAAGAAAATTGAATATTTTGTTCATTTTAGATTTTTACCTGGATTAGGATTTTATGGTTTTGGATTAATTCACATGATTGGCGGATTATCAAGAACAGCTACGGCTGCATTGCGTCAACTCATCGATGCTGGTACCCTCTCCAATTTACCAGCAGGATTCAAGATGCGAGGAATTCGTGTACAAAACGATGCCGTATCTTTACAGCCTGGAGAGTTTCGAGATGTCGATGCTCCAGGCGGTAACCTCAAAGATGCTTTTTTCAATTTACCGTATAAAGAACCATCCCAAACATTACTGCAATTAATGAGTATGGTTGTACAGGCGGGACAGAGATTCGCGTCGATCGCTGACATGCAGGTCGGTGATGCGAACCAACAGGCTGCTGTGGGGACGACTGTGGCCCTTTTAGAGCGTGGCTCCAGGGTCATGTCAGCGATCCATAAAAGACTATATGCATCTCTTAAGGAAGAATTTTCTTTGCTTTCCAAAGTTCTTTCTACCTATTTACCTCCGGTGTATCCGTACGATGTAATTGGAGATCAAAAAGAAATTAAGCAAGCTGACTTTGACGAGCGAATCGATATTTTACCGGTTGCGGATCCTAATATTTTTTCACAGACACAACGGATTGCAACAGCACAAACAGAATTACAACTAGCATCATCCAATCCACAGATTCATAATTTATATGAAGCTTACAGAGATATGTATACAGCGATAGGAGTTAAGAATATCGATCAGATATTACCACCTCCTCCGCCGCCAGCTCCAAAGAATCCGGCGATCGAACACATTGATGCATTAGGACAAAAGCCTTTCCAAGCGTTTACAGGCCAGGACCATAGAGCCCATGTAACCGCACACATTGCCTTTATGGCAACGAACATGGCTAGAAACAATCCAATGGTTATTGGAGCCTTAGAAAAAAATATATTTGAACATATTTCTATGATGGCTCAGGAACAAGTGGATATGGAATTTAAAGATGACATTGCTAAAGTTCAACAGGTCCAGCAAATGATGACTCAAAATCCTCAACAGCAACCAGATCCTAGAATCCAGCAGGAAGTTCAAAACCTGCAGT